CCACTACGGCCTTTAATGCCGTAGTGGAAGCCGAAGAGCGTACCGGCGTTGCAGGTACAACAGCAGGTGAACAGATAAATGCGGCGTTCCTGGCTGCAGTGGGTGGCGTTCGGACTGTAACTACAGCATTTCGAGAAGCGGGTAATGCAGCGACAGTCGCTGGGGAACGTGCAGAAGCCGCGAGTGCACAGGTGGAAACCTCGGCCTCTCGCCTTGAGTCTGTAGGACGTACCGCTCGAGGACTGTATGATGCTTTTAGCTATGCTGCGGCTGGTATCGCCATTGCCGGGGGAGCGGCTATTGAGTTCAGCGACCAAGCTGACGTAGCAGCTATGAAGGCGGCCCATGGTGCAGGTCTCACCCATGACCAAATGGAAGAGGCTAAGAAGTCAATCATTGAAATCTCTGGCGCCACCGGTGACAATAAAGAAGTGGTTGGACAAGCGGTTCAGGCACTTGCATCCTATGGGTTTACCGGTCAAGCTCTCGGGGAAATCCTAAGGCGATCCAGTGACATGGCGGTCGCCGGTTTCGACAGTCAAGCCGTATCAGCTGAACTCCTTGGTCATACTATGTACGCCTATGGGGACAGTCAAAAGCAGGCCGCCGCTGACAGCAATATTCTTTATGCAGCAATTCAAGGAACGGGTAAAAGTATTTCAGAGGTAACACCCTCTTGGGACCGTGCACTTTCTATAAGTGGTGCATTGCACATTCCCCTCACACAGTCAAGCGCAGCCCTGGAGACCCTGACAGTTGGTTTCGGAGATGCTAGTGCATCTGGGGCGCAGTATGTACGTTTACTTAATGCCATAGAACAGCCTACTGCACAGACAGAGAAGGCTATTAAGGCCCTTGCCAAATCTAGTGGACATGATCTTACAGGGGACTTTAGTACGGCAGGTATTAAAGCAAAGGGACTGAGTGGCGTCTTGGATGACTTACGGACCGCCGTAGGGAAAAATACCGGTGAATATGACCAACTTCTCACCCCATTGCGTGGTGGAAATGCCCTAACATTACTCGCAACTACCGGGTATCAGTCATTGACTGACGCCATCAAAAAGAACTCTAATGCAGCACACGATGGGGACAAAGTTGCCCAGGATGCTGCCGAGGCACAGGCGACTTTCGAGCGTCAGGTTCGAGCCCTCGGTCAGCAAATCGAGAATGACCTTATTCCTGCTGGCGAGAAGTTACTCCCAGTGGTGGAACGAATGCTTCCAGCTATCAAGGGTGTTGCTGGGGCTATTGTGTCAGCACTTGATGCTTTTACGCGTCTTCCTAAAGGCGTCCAGGAGAGTATTATAGCTTTTGGTGCACTACAAGCAGTTAATAAGACCCTAGGTTCACCCCTGGAGAATACGGTTGGCAACCTGTATGGTGTTGTCAATGTAGCAAAAGTTGTTGGGGCAGGGATTGGCGGAGTCATCCCAATGTTCACCAGTGGCGGCACCGCAGCCGCCAGACTAGGAACTAGTGCAGCAACTATTGCTCCATCCTTCAGTACTGCAGCTGATGGTGCTAATGCTCTTACCGGAGCATCAGCCGCAGTTGCCCCAGCCGCAGATGCTGCGACAGCAAGTCTTGCTGCTACTGGTACTGCAGCCGCTGGAGCTGGTACTGCAGCCGAAGGGGCCGGCGTTGGTCTGACTGCAGCAGGGGCCGGTGGTGAGGCTGCGCTTGCCGGTGGTGCTGGTATCGCCTCTATGTTTGTAGGGGTTGGTGAAATACTCCTTATTGTCGCCGCCATTGCCGGAAGTTTCTTCCTTGCTTGGAAGTACAATTTCCTGGGGTTCCGGGATACGGCTAAGTCTATATGGGCCGAAGTAGTGGATATATTTCATACTTCAGTTGCTGATGTGCGGCAAGCTTGGGTAACTATGACCATTGCAGCTACTGATGTGCGAGATGAACTGCAGTATGACTGGCGTGAGGTGTCCGAAGATGCGGCCCAACTTTGGGCAAAGGTATCAGGATACTGGCAAGATGGAACAGAGGATATTAGCGTGGTTGTTGGTATTCTTTCAACCTACTTGCATGCTGCTTGGGATGGTATCACAAATTGGATACAGACAGAAGTTGCCGCCATCAAGACGTTCTTAACAAATCTCGGGGCTGACTTTTCTGCTATTCCAGGTCCACTAGGGGATGCAGCTCGCGAAGTAATTGCTATTTGGGATCAGATTACAGAGCATATTCAGGATGCTGTCGCAACTATCAAGAGTGATCTTGCTTCTCTAGGTGTTTCGGTAGGGGAAGAACTAGGGTCCACCGCTGGACCGGTCATTCAGTATTGGGGCGATGCATGGGCTGAGGCTGGGGAGAAGATTAAAGCATCTGATGCTGCAGCAGCGGCCGCAGCCAAGAATGAAGCAGCCTATTTAGCGGCACGGCACTCCAAGACGAATGAGACAACTTACCTGGACGATCAGAAGTCAGAATCAAAACGGCGTAATGTGGGGTCAGCGGACCCGGATGCTGGTGACGGTGGCGGGGACGGAAGTCTTGATACAGGTTCAGGCGGTGGTAAGGCTGGCAAGGGTGCGAAGGATGCTGCAGCATCGGCGAAAGTTTATGCTGACAAAGTACAGGAGTTAGCAACGGCACTTGCTGGGCTCGAGCAACCATTGCAACAGGTAATGGGCAAGATGGTAGATGACGGTAAAGAGGCGGCCCTTGCAGTTGACCTTGAGACTGGTGCCCTTGGCAAGTTATCCGCTACTGAGAAGGCTCATCTGCTCTTGGAGGCCGAGGTAGTTGATCGGGCCGGTTGGGCACGTGATGCAATGAAGTCCTTAGGCGCCGAGACCCTACGCTTGAATGAGTCAATAGGGGCTGGCGCTGGTGCGACCCGGGCACAAACTCTGGCGTACCAGTATGCTTCGGAAGGTCTCATCCCATTAGTGAAACTTACCGAGGGCGCAAGTGCCGCTGACCGGGCACGGGTGGGGGCGATTAACGCTCACATTACTGCTGAGAACAATGCGATCCGAGTTGCGCAGGCGCACATTGTGGCATTGACTAAAGAAGAGGAAGTCGAGAATGCCTTGGGTTCACTCCGAGACCGCTGGTACATGGCGCTCTTGCCCAAGCAGGAACAGGAGATTGTAACAGCTGCTGGCGGCGCCAAGGTCTGGCAGGACTATACCGTAGCGCAGCGAAATGCCTTCTCAACAGCCTATCTTGCGACCACCGCCAAAGAAGCCTATGACAAGGCGGTTCAGTCTGCCCATGACCTGGCAGTTGAAACCGGGGAGGTCGGTAATGCAGCCGAAAAAGCCGCAGTTCAGTTAACTGGTGGAGCAAGTGCTTGGAATCAATTCTCCGGCGCCCAACAGAAGGCCTTAACCTCTGTCGAGGCTATTAAGATCGGCTTAACCGAGGCGACAACACTGGCAACAGGACTTGTAACTAAAGCTATGGATGCTTCTGAGGGAGTGAAGACAGTAACTCAGACGACTGAAATTGCAATTAGTTCTCTGCTTCTGAAACTCAATGCGACTGGTAATGAACCCTGGCTTGCACCACTCCTGGCAGCCGCCCGGCAGGCTGCTACTACATTCGACCAGATTGGTGACAAAAAAGCGATCGACAAGTGGGAATTAGAAGTCGAGGATAAACTTAAGACCATCACAAATAAGATGTCGGGAGTTTATTCAGTAGGCGATGAGGCCGTACAGAAGTGGCGTGAGGAAAACGAGAATGCACTCGCTGCAATTGCGGCAAATCAAGACACTGCGGCTCAGACAGTTGTTAACACTATTGAAGTTGCTATTCGCAAGACTGCAGACCTCGATGCTGCAGCAGTATCTCTCACCAAGTTCACCAATGAGTTCGCGACCTTGCGGCATGAGATGCAGTTAGCCGAGGAAACAAACCCACTCAAGAATGCACTTCTTGCAATGCAGCAACAAGATCCTAAGACTGGACAATATAGTGCACCGGCTGGTATGACGGCAAGTCAACAAAATGATGTGGCCCAGTTCCAGGCACAATTGGCGCAGGCTCAAAAGTTGGGACAGAGTATCACAAGCGTCATCGACCAGGCCTTCTCAAGTGCCTATGAACATGGTGTTAAGTCATTCTTTACCTCACTCCTAACAGGTTTCCAGCAAATGCTCTATACCTGGGGCACTGACCTACTGAAGTCACAGTTCTATGGGGAGATGCAAAAGCTGTTAGACAAGAAGATCGCGGGGAGCGGTGACAAGGCGCAAGCTGCGCTTAACTCAGGAAAAGCCTCTGTGACTGCTGATGCAAGTGCTGAAGCGAAGATATTGTCAACAGCACTTACTGCAGCATTTACGACGGGGGCCAAAACTCTAAATACCGGTATTACAACCGGGGGCACGAGTTTGGATACTGGCCTCCAGACAGCTATCAATACAGCAAGCGGTGCTGCAGCCAGTGCTATAGAGACGGCTATTGGTACAGGTTCCTCGACTGGAGCAACAGCTATGGGAACCGCTATCAGTACGGCAGCAGGGGTTGGAGGTACAGCCTTAGGAACCGCTATAACTACGAGTTCAGGTATTGGTGCCAGTGCAATCGGTAGTGCCATCGTGACCGCAGGTACCTTGGTCGCTGCTATGATTGCGGCAGCAATGGCCGGAAGTTCTATGGCTACTCATGCCACAGGTGGACGTGCCTCACGTGGTGTTCCAATTGTAGTTGGTGATGGGGGCAATGGAAGTGGTGCTGAAATCTTCGTACCAGACTACTCAGGTACCGTTATACCAGGTGCTGGGGGTACTGTCGGGATGACTAATGTTGCAGGTGGACGCTCAACAAATATTCGGGTCACGAACAACTTTTCTGGAGGGACACCCCGAGAGATGCGTAAGGGCGGCGCGGCAGTTGGGGCCGACTTAGCTCGGCGCCTGGCGCGAGAGAGTGCGAGGAACTAGTAATGACCTTCCACGATGTCCTCCTAGACAAAAACTATAGTTATGGCGGTTATGGTGGCCCAGCTGGTGATACAGCAATTGTGACAGGGAGTAATGGAATTGAGGCACGGTCCGTGCGTCTTCCAAACGGTCGTGTACTCTATAATATTAGTTACTCGGTTCTGACCCGGGAGCAGATTGGCGCACTTATTGCATTTTACCGATTGCGGGCTGCCCGCGGTTATTCCTTCCGGTTCCTGGATCCTTTTGACTACAATTTCGGTGGTTCTATTGGTGCCTGGGAACCTTTAATAAACCCGGGAGGTACGACACTTCAGTTGACTCGCACTTACTCCGATGCAGCCGCGACATTAGTACGCCCAATTACTAAGCCCGATGATGGGACCTTCTATCCTGATACACCTTTCGCCCTGCGCAAGAACGGGGTTATAATGGTGTCCGGTTGGACGCTAGATCGCCTCACTGGAGTTATTACTTTGAGTACAGCCGCACCAGGCTCGACCTTCGAGGCTCAAGGGGAGTTTCATGTACCGGTTCGCTTTGATTTCGACGAACCCCAGTTCTCAGAGGATGAGTTCGACAGTAACAGTTTCGGAGCAAGTTCCGGGAGTGACGGTTTCCAGGTGGTGGAGGTAATTAACGAATGAGCCGCACTATCCCAACAGTCATTGCTGCGATGCTCGCACCGGGCGCTACGCGTACACCAGCTCGCATCTGGCACATCACACGTACTGATGGCGTCATTGTTGGGTTGACTGACCATCCAACAACACTCACTATTGGGGGGTTTGACTATAACTATGCTGCAGGAGTCAGTGCAACATCACTGCGTACTTCAACCGGTCCAACAGTAGATAGTTTGGATGTTAATGGTATCACAGGTCCCGGAGGACTAGAACTGACTGACATCCAGGCCGGACGGTGGGATTTGGCCGCAGTGCTTATTTCCCTTGTTAGCTGGGCTGACCTAACCGGGGGACAGGTTGACTTGTTTCGGGGGTACTTTGGTGACACCTACGAGCTCGATGGGGCTTTCAAGATCGAATTGCGCTCTCAGTCCCAGTTACTCAAGCAGACTGTTGATGCAACAGTTGTGGCAACATGTCCATGGCTCTTTGGTGATGTTAATACTTGTCGCATTGGCATGACCGGTCGCTCACATGCCGGAGTCGTCTCGGCGACCGTGGACAATGCACACCTGACTTTTGGGACTGACACACAGACAGCAGGGTACTACAACAATGGTCTCATTGTCTTCTCGACCGGACCGAACGCCGGACTGACTGTTGAGGTCGCTACGCATGTAGCAGGTGGTGTTATTACTCTGAAAGAGGGCACTATCTTTCCGGTTGGGGTTGGTGATGCAGCGACACTTACTCAGGGTTGCGATAAAACTTGGCCTACGTGCCTTGTTCTCGACAACCCAAATCACTTCGGTGGATTTCCATTTATTCCTGGCAACGACCAAGCCCTTGCTACAGGAGGGCGCACATCATGAACTCAGAGCAAGAAGCATTTGGGGCTGCTATCGTTTGTGAAGCCCGTCGACTGATTGGGACACCCTTTCGTCATGCCCAACGGGTACCAGGGGTAGGGGTAGACTGCATTGGTCTTTTGTACTGTATTGCCGTTGCTGTTGGACGTCACCCTACCGATTGCCGTAATTATCAGCGTCAGGGCAATGCGTCACTCTTACGCGAGCACCTGGGGCGATATTGTGTCCGTCTTCCGGCGGACACTAAGCCGGTGGCTGGCGATTTCCTCCTCGTCGCCAGTCGCCGGTATCCGTCACATGTGTTGGTCTATGTCGGCGATGACCGTATTGTTCATGCTCTGCCCCGGCTTGGCGTCCTCGAAGAACCTCTCATTGGTGAATTAGCTCAAGGTGTTGAAGCTATATACCGAATGGAGGTCACATGGTCGAGTTAGCTTTGGGCGCACTTGGTGCTGGCATCGGAAGTCTCTTTGGTATGACATCTTTAGGTCTTTCGATTGGTTTAACTATTGGAGGTATGCTCTCCACTGGACCGAACACAACTGAAGGACGTCTTACGGATCTTCGGATTAGCGGGTCCAGTTACGGAGCCGATGTCCCTTACTTTTTTGGTAGTGTACGTTTACCAGGTAACATTATTTATACTACCCTCCTGCAGGAACATGATAGCGGTTCCGGGGGTGATTCCGGGGGTGGTCAGCCTAGCGTAGCGTCATACTATGCGACGTTTGCCGTTTTGATTGCATTAGCTAAACCTGGGGCCGTCTTAAATACGATCTTTGCTGACACTGATATTCTCTACCAGTCTGCAACTGGACCAGCTGATACGTACTGCGATTCAGACGTCAATGTCGCCTTTGATGCAGGTGTATCTTACGCCGAGTTTGAACTTATGAGTTCATCAGCTCAGGCAGCGTTGCGTTCCCAATGTAATGCACGTCATTCTACACAACCGCCCAGAATCAGTACTGATGCTTTTACCTTTTATGATGGAACACAGACCACCCCGGACGCGTCTTTGGTGGCCTGCGTCTCGCCACATCCATCTTATTCGGGTTACATGTATGTGGTGTTCAAGAACATTGACCTGTCGAATTACGGGAATAAGATCCCAAACTTAAGCTTCGAGGTGACAGGTCCAGATGAGACACTTGAGTCGGTGGTAGTAGACTTGTGTTCACGTGCTGGTATTAGTACCTTATATATGGACACTTCAGCCGGCGCATCAATTCCGGTCCATGGGTACGCGCCACCAAGTGACACAATTGAAAACCAACTGGCGCCACTTCTGGCTTATTATCTGTTTGATCTTGTCGAGGTGGATGGCCTTTTGCGCCTGGTAAAGCGTGGTGGTGACCCTGTTGCAACCTGGACACTTGGGGATCTTGGAGCTCAATCTAATGATGATGAGGGAGGGCAACTTACCCCAACACCACGTTTGACCCGTCAACGTGGACTAGTTACTGATTTGCCTGCATCATTGACCGTCAACTATTTTAATCCAGCCAAGTACCATGAACAAGGTTCGCAACAAGCGATCCGGAACTCGGCTGGTATCAGTCATGTCCAGACAACGCCTCTCAATTTGAGTCTTACGCTTACGGATGCAGAGGCGCGCAACGGTGCTGAACAGCAATTAGCTAACACGTGGATAGAACGGAACTCCTATGCTGCAGCAACTTCTGATGCTTGGCTGGCCATTGCCCCGGGGGATGTAGTCATATTGCCTACTGGAGAACGGGCAAGAGTTGTTCAGCAGGACCTCGGTTGGGACGCCGAGATTCAGCACTCACTAGTACAGGATGGGAATACTGCAATTACTTTGACAGCACCGGCGGGCGACACCGGAACACCGGCGACTGGACTCGCTACAATTATTCCCACCTTATTTGATGCTTGGGCCGGCCCTGAACTTACATCCGCTGACGGTGCTCATGCCGGCTTTTATGTCGCAGCTACTGGGGGTGCGGGGTGGACGGGTTGTACTGTATGGTATGGAGTTCCGGATGGGGGTGATGGCACTACTTGGCTTCAGGGGACGACGATTACTAGCCGTTCTGTACTAGGTACTGCCGTTGGGGCGCTCGGGGATGGGTCCTCAACGACGACCTGGGATACCACTCATACAGTCGATGTCGTGACGCTCATGGACGGATTATTAAACTCGACTACAGAGACTGCAGTCTTAAATCATGACAATGTTGCCAAATTGGGTGCCGAGTACTTAGGCTTTGCTACTGCAACACTGGGGAGTACAGCTAATCGCTACACACTGTCGGACTTGCGCCGGGGTGGTGTTGGTACAAGTATGGTCGGTCATGTTGCCGGCGATGACTTCGTTGCCCTGACCACTGCGGTTTCGCGCATCCTAGTCGATTCGTCCTTGATAGGTCAGGCTATCCAAGTTAAGTGCCTGAGCGCTTACCAAGTACTATCTGATGTGACTGCTCAGGATGTTGTTATCATTGCGCCGACAGCGCCATATGCTACTGCAGGAGATGTTGCTACAGCTATTAGTGGTGGTCTGGCAACTGTACCGGTGACACCATTTTGGCGCCTACGTGGGTATATCGCTAAGGTTGCAACACCCCCTGACGGACCAATCGATGATACATATTTTGAGGATGGGAGTGGAACTCCAGGGGCAAACTACCCACGAGGGTATGGAGGACCTCCAGTACAACATTCCTGGACCCAATATGCGAGTGGTCCTGGGGGAGGGTTTCGGTATGTTACTCCAGGGTTGGGATTATGGCTCTGGGCCCGGATTAGTATAGTAAACTCTACGCCCTCCAATGTGACCTTTAACCATTGGTTACCAGGTTGGGATGATGCTTACCTACTTCGGGTCAATGATTTAGTTATTACGACTAATCTTTCCCTCGGTGCAGATCAAGCTGGCACCATTACAGTACCGGCCTCGACTACATCATTGATTGAACTATTTTGGTATAATAAACCTGCCGGATACGTAGCACCGGGTTTCGGGTCAGATGCTGGCGTAGTTGAACTCATCATTGACGCATTTGAACAGACAGGGTTGACTTTTGCTGATGCTGGAGTATAGGGACTATAAGGATCATCACTATGCATCATTTTATATCAACTGTTAATTTTTGGGTTCTTTTTTGTACTGCAACTCTTACCCTTGTTGGCCTTCTAGCAATCGCTATTGCAGGTTTAGGACTTGTGCGCAAGGCTCAGATTGACACCATGACCTTAATTAATAGAGCTCTAACATCGACTAACGATCAGCTTGTCAAACGTATTACGGATTTGGAAAACGGGATTAAGAAGACTAATACCCTATTAGCCCAAGTTCGACTTGAGAGTGAAGGACGTAAACGGCGTCTTGATAGTAGTTTGCGTCAGATTCGTATGATGGATGATGCTCTCAACGTTGCACTACCGGCCATTATTACGGCTGGACTTCCAGTGGCCATGCAGGTTACTGAACTCCTGGCTCGTATCAAGATTGAACATCTAGCTGATGAGCGGACTTGGGAAGACTGGGAGATTACTCAAAATGTGACAATGAACTATATCGATGAGCACACCAAATGAGCGGACTTGGGAAAACAAGAAGAGATAGGAGGGAATATGGATCAATCGATAACTAGTCTTATTGGCACTGTGGCCCTTGCTGCTATTGCAGCAGTGCCCGGCATTATTGGTGCTCTTAAGAGTACCCGGGCTCAGGCAACAGCCGACGCAGTTCAAGCCCAGACGACGGCAAACTCTGCGCGGATTGATTTGCACTTGAGTGCGCAGACAACTGCTCTGCAGGATCTTGTAGCGACGACGATTGCCAGTGTACAGGGTATTCAGGGGGTACCAGTGCCCAGCCCGACCCCCAACCCAATACCCACTACATCTGGACCAGTAGACTGGCCAGCCGGCGACCTGCGGCCTTTACAAGTTGATGTTCAAGTCTTTACACTTAATCATGAAGAACTTGGTTCTGGACTATGGAAAGGTGCACAGGTCTCCCGTGAGGAGGGTAAGATCACTATACGTTTGCCAGGAAAGGTATAATAAGAGAGGAGGGTCACACTAAATGGGCCAAGACGACGAGCGGTGGGGGACGGCGCCGCCCGAAGTGCATGTGCACATCACCGTACAATATGATAGTGTCAATCAATATGAAAGGGACCAACGAATCATGCAAGAACTAGACGACCTCAAGAGTGCAGTCACGGATCTTGAGACTGCTGAAACCAAGCGATCAGCTGACCAACTGACGGCGATCAATGACCTGGAAGCAAAGATCACTAGCGGTGCGCAACCTGCGGACCTCCTAGCATTGACTGCCCGCATCAAGGCTCTCAATACTACAGTGACAGCCGACGATGCAGCCGATGTGGCCGCTGACGTAACAGTCAACCCACCTGTTGCGACAGTGCCACCTGTTACAACAGTCCCAGTTATCCCATCGATCGATACCAGTACCTCGGTAACAAATCCCGATGGGAGCGTCACTACAACCGCCGCGGACGGTTCCACGAGCACTACGCCCGCACCGCCCACCAACTCTGCCTGAAATCAAAGCAGGTCCCCAGATTGTCCGTATGGATGGTCCAGGGGCCTGACTGCTTTACGGCCATGCTAATGGGTCGGTAGCCCAGAATGAGACGTGGGGAGCACCGGGAGGGCTTTAGGCTGGGTAGACTAAGTTCCGCAACTCAGGCCAACCACGCAATTTAGTAGTAAGACCATGCAGCGGCCACCAGGAAGGTGTATCTAACCGCAGCCTAGGACCAGTTAGGAAGTGTTCGGGACGCAGTAAGTGCCCTGTTACATCGTTTCCGAACCGGAATACTACTATAGCCGCTCCCCCGTATTGTGCATACTCTTGAAGCCATCCAATCTGGTGAGTCTCAAATAGCTCCCAGGGCCAGAGTGTTGGCCACCCGGCCTTTCGTACGTACTTTACCTCAAGCCCTACAGCCAGTCCGCCGGGCGCCACTCCGGTAATGTCGAATGGCTTACGCCCAGGGGCGCCATCCTCGATGCGGAACAATGCCCATCCATCACACCTAGCGCCTTGTAAGATGGGAGTGTAAAGGTCAGACTCACGTGGCATGATGATGCTCCCAATCTCGCCAGGAAAACGCGACAAGCCGCCCGAGATAGGCGAGTAATGGATCCGATGTACTTGACCGGAAATTAGTCCATGTTCTTCCGGCCCGCCGATGAGAATACACCTCCAAGGCAAGACTATAAGCCGCAAGCGGTAAATCGGACCATGATAGGGTCGTGCGTGGGGTTGGGCGTTGAATGTCCTCAAGCCATTGTTCGCTGGCTAGTGGTTCAACATTCGGTGGGCACGGTCCGGGTGCGGCACCCTGATAGACGTGCAGCGAGTTCGTCAAGTGGTGGTAGGCGCCAACCTCCCAGCCGAGACATGAAGCCACGGCGACACCAATCGTCGCGAAAGCGGCCACATCATAGGGCCATCCCCAGTTAAGATCATTAGACCGCATCACTGCCTGCGTATCCAGGCGCGACGGCTGACCATCATCTGCTGCATTCCAGAATGACAAGGCCAAAGTACAAGGAAGATCACGCGTCGGAAGCATAGCCGGGGTATCCGGTCCCCAGATGGCTGCAGTCGCCTGACGTGAACCCGGGTCGGCCGCCAAGGCCGCCACGACATGCGGCAGGGACTTTTCGAGCCGCGAACCATAGGCGCCGTCGAACAGACCCGTGGCCTCATTCCGAAAAGAGGCCATCCCCTTGTTCGCGTCGACCAGCAGGTCGGCGAACCAAGTAGCATCCAGACCTGCGAGGTATCCTAGTGTCTCGATTGCATAAAAGCGGTAACTCAAGCGCCTGGACACTCCCGAATAAAGTGCTTGGTCGGCGTGCGTAAGGGTAAGAGCAAACGGTCGGAATTCACGGGTGGCCTGCCCGCGAGGCGACAGTCGTAGGCCCCAGAACTGAACTGCAGCCACCAGGCTAGCGTACGCCTCATCGGCAGTTTCGTAGGATGCACTAAGCATATGGGTTCTCCTCTGCCCTCGAGACAAGGGCGGCAGCCGCGCGGCGTATGTCCGCAGCGGCTCGGTAGGCAGCAATATCTGTAGTCTCTGGCATAGCTAGAGCTTCGATTGCGGCGGCGAGGTCATGGGTCGGTGTTCGGGGCATGAGAGATAGCATAGTATCTTCATCCTCAAGCGTCAGACGTTCCACGGCACCTACTCCATGTCGGGCGATAAAAGCCTCGACAGTCTCACTGTAGTGCGGTTGCCAGGCCACGATGCGGATCCGCGGATTGTGGGCCAACAGCACATGAAGGCAGGACAGACATGGGTCGAGTGTTATGTAGACTGTGTCGCATTGTCGCGACGCCTGGACAATTGCATTGATCTCCGAGTGGGCGCAATTCAAGCACTTGCCGAATTGATCTTTGCAGGAACCGTCATCAGGGCAGTGTTCAAGTCCACGGGCTACCCCATTGTAACCGCTAGACACAATATGCCCATCTGCTACAAGTACGGTCCCAACCTGATGGTGGGGGCAGGTGCTACGGGTCGCTGCAGCCCGGGCAATCAGCATGAAATAAGCATCAAGTGAGGGGCGTAGCATTCGTAACCTCCCCTCGCCATGACGCCAGAGCCTCACCTAGAGCATCCCGCCAGTCCTCAAACTCCGAGTGCTGAAAACGTTGCACGAATAATGGATGCAGGAGATGGAAGACATTAATACTCCGGGGCATAGTACCAAAGGCGTCAGTGACGAGTGCCTTTGCACGGTTCCCCAGGCAGACAATTGTCTCGAGGTACTGAGCCCGGTCAAGATACTGAGCCAAGTCAGTACCACTCCCGAATGATGAGGCATTCGTATAGTATCCAGCATATGCATCCACCCCGAGTTCATCGATGGCACGCCAGAGCCATTCACTGGCCGGCCCGGTTCCGAATGGCAGGAGTGGTGAAAGGTCCCCTTGTTGCTTGGGTTCACTGGGCACATCACCTAGTATGATGTAACCTGCAGTCGCCAGACGCCCGAGTCCCAGACTGGGTGGAATTAGATGCGCCGCCATATTCGCGCGGGCGTGCTCAGATGCTGCCAGTTGGAGTAGTTGCTCTGTCGGTCGCGGGTCACGTGGGGACATGTCGACCAAGTCCGGCAAGCGGAAGTGCTGCACGACGAGTGGCAATTCCCATCCTGATGGCAGTGCCTCGAAGCGACCCACGAGTTCGGCAATCTTCGCCTTTGCAAAGGGTTCCCGGTTCCAGCGTCCCTCCAGAGCTGCCGGGTCGTCATTCAGGACTATGACACGGGCATCAAGTGCCATAAGGCAGAGGTTGATGAGGCGCCACTGTTGCGGCGTCAGGTCACTCGCCCCTCGGTATGTCTGACCATAGGCCAGTTCACTCCAGTGCAGACGGTCCACGATAACGCGTGGATGTGTGTCCGCCAGGAACCAAGTGTAGTAGTAGTAGGATGGAACTGGTGGCACCGAGTGATGTCGGTAAGACCAGCCCGGCAAAAGCCCCATCAGGAGTTCCGCGACAGTCGACTTCCCGACGGCGTCGGGCCCTTCAATCACGATCATGAGGTTCCTCCTCTTCTGTTAGCTCGAGTGGTCTCGGGGTGAAGTTGCCGGCGTTTGAGCAGCCCCCAGGCGCGTTGGCACAGACGTTGACACAGTTATCATAACACCCCTGAGGCCGGTTCGCGTAGGCATGCTGCTCGGGCGATAGTGCATGGGGGTTGACCAGGTCCGCCAAGTACGGCGGCTCCCAGCCAGCCGGTTTAATTGCGTCGTGGGGTGAGCGCACAGTAGCACCCGGTTGTTTAGCCATGTTGGCCGCCTGCACACGCTCCCACCCTGCCTGCCAGGGAAACCCGTGCTTGACGGCGGTCCCCAGGACGACGTAGGCGAGGTCGAGCAGAGCATCAAATGCATGCTCCAGGTTGCCCTCGCGCACAGCCAATTCATACTCCTTAAGTTCCTCAAGGAGAAAACCAATGCGATGACGATGGTCCTCTTTGGTTAACCAACCTGGTGAGTCGAGTAAGGGGGTACCGATGTGGGCGATGAACTTTTGGACGTCGGCGAAGTTGCTAGTGTCATCGAGCCCCGGGAGCACCAACTGTGCACCCGGGGAAAGGTCGGTAGTATATGGCATAGTATTCTCCTTCGCCGCCGGGCACAGGCCCCGGCGGCGTTCTTGCGGACTAGGCCGCGATCAATTCCCCGGCTGGGGTAACCAACTCGGCACCGACCCGAAGGGCGATGGGACGAGGCAGACGGGCCGTCACGATGTCGAAGTCCTGTACCCAGTTTCCAGCGCTCCGCTGGAAGCGGCGACGATCGACAGCAGAGACCGTCTCGGAGTGGGTTGCAAATCGAGTTACGGCATTCAGAAGGTGCCACTCAGTGTTCCCAGGTTCCTCATCAAAGGCCGTTACGACAGCGCCCATTTGACTTGGAGCGATGTTCAGGCGAGCAGCTCGATCGCGAAGGACCGAGTGGGCATCACCTGAGAACTGAGTGGCAGCCATAATCTGGGCTCGAGTGACGAGGGCAGTATATGCCTCAAGGGCACCGATCAACCCCTCTTCCAGCCAGTTGAGCTGGTGGGCTCGAGTACCGCCAAGTCGCTGCTGCCACTTGAAGGCGCCTGTTTCGACCGTCATGCCATTAAGGCAATGGAGCCGCTCGACGAAGGCCGAGAGCGATAGGAGTTGACCATACCGATGCTCGATGTCAATACCAAACCTGAGGACATCGCCAACAGCTGGAGTTACAGCCATCTCACGGGTCGTCATCAGTCGGAGCCGAAGACCGTTAACATCCTGAGTTGCCCTGATAATGTTAACCTCGCCGACAAGATCACTCAGTCGGTCGAAGGCATACTGAGCGATGTCTGCATGGCTCACGACCTCATGCCAATTCGAGAAGATGTTACTCACTTGGTCATCTTCAGAGATGACCTGCATCGTTTGATCGCGATGCTTTTCAAGACGGTCATTGACGACGGCGGCCTGCAGTCCCGGGTTCAGTTTGGCCACGAAGTTCGGCGGGAACTGAGTATGGATCGAGAGTTGCTCGAGGGCAGCAGTGCCGAATACGCCAAGTGACTCATCACCAGCTATGAGACGGAGACCTCGAGGATCGGGCACAACCCGCATATTCTCAAAATCGACAGTCTTAGTAGTCGGGATCGGCCATGAAGCCCATGGAAGGTCGGGAGTAAGTTCGATCGGAGCAATAATCGGGGGCGGTGTTGGTGTAACAACACGGCGGGCCCGGGTAGGCTTCTCAGCTTTTTCAGTTGCTCTGGCAGCCTCTTTGGCAAGTTTGGCAGCAGCGGTGTCGCTCTTCTTCTTCTGAGCAGCGGCAACTCTCTCGGCCTTTTCAGTCGCCTTGGCAGCGCGCTTAGCCTCAACGGCAAGTTGCGCTTCTGACTTCTTAGTCGCGACTGCAGCCGCCTTCGCCTCGAGTTCCTGCTGGGCAAGAACCTGAGCTTGGGTCACTTCGGTCGTTGTTGAGGGTACATTTTCGGTCTGTGCCGCGAGGGCGGCTATGTTTCGTTTTGGCATTTTTTTCTCCTTGATTGTGTGCGATGCTCCTGTCATCTACGGTCTGCGCAAGGGCCCCCCCGACGCCGATCATAGGTAACAAGCCTGTCATCTACGGTCTGCGCAAGGGCGCCCCCCGACGCCGATCATAGGTAACAAGTGCATCGCACACATATATTATACCCCAGTTTCGTGAGATTTCAAACTAGTTAGGTAAATTATTTTGCGGTTCGACCGCGGATTACCCGCGGTCACCCCGCCCAGTCTAGTAACCCTGGATCCTGGCTATCTGTTCGTCAAGATCGTCAATCTCACGACCAAGGGCATCCATGGCCTCTTGGGTATCCCTCTTCTTGGCATTCAGAATGCGGATCTCCTCGATTTTCTGAAGACCTGCGAGGTGTTCGGCAAACCCAACAGAAGACAGGATCACATCGCGACCATAGACCCGTTGGACAGCTCCAGGGGTCGCCTCGACATAGATTTCCGTCCGTCTAGGATTAGCAGCCTCGGTCACAGCAAAGGCTGGGAAGCCAGCAGTCTCTAGATCCTTCAACACCTGCAATGCCATCCTTTGATAGGCGAATTCACTGCGGCTTGTCGTCCGGAAATCGACGAGGAATAAGTCGTCATGCGCATAGTGTCGACGAGTCGTAACATCGCCG